AGTATCAGTATCAGAGATAGTTGTTTGTTCACATCCTATCTTAGCAAAGGTAATAGCATCATCTGCTATCTTTGCTGTCGTTACCTGACTGTCGGCAATATGAGCAGTATCAATGCTACCATCAACATAATGCTCAGAATTGATTGAATCATCTGCTATTTTTGTACCGTTTACCGCGTCTGCTGCTATCTTAGCTGTAGTTATAGCACTGTCAGCTACCTTAGCTGTAGTTACATTAAGGTCTTTTATTTTAGCAGTTGTAACAGCAATATCTCTTACATCAGAGGTTTTAATTTTTTGCTGTTGTTCTTGGTCTGAATATAAACTTTGATCTACATTATTATTTAGATCTCCAGCTCTAATAGAAGAACCAGAAGCAAATACTGCTTTAGCTGAGTCTACATCTGTTAATCTATAAATATGAATATCTACACCGTTCGCTGGTGCACTATTTAAAACAACGTTTGTGCCAGAAATGGAGTAGTCGTTGTTAGTACCACTTGTGTTTTCAGTTTTTATAACTCCGTCAAGTTCTACCTTAAGATCGGAGTTCTGTAATATTGGGAATGAGTACGCGTAAGTAGTGGTGGAACTATTACCCGTATAAAAATGTTCAGTTGTTGCCATTTGATTTTACAAACGATTTGCTCGATCTTGGAGTCTTAAAATTTCTTCTACGTCTCCAAGTTGGGTAGCTTCTTTTATTTTTGCATTATAGTATTGTTTTTGTTCAACGTTACCACGATCTGAGATTCGACCAATAGCAAACGATTGTGCGTCTGATAATGCCTCGCGTAGTCGTTGATGCAATAATATAAATTGTTTTCTATCTAATTCTGTACCAGCTTCAGTAGCTTTTTTATAATCCGCTCTAAATCTTTTACCATCCGCAGAGTTCATAATCTTAGTAATGGCTTTTTTAAAGACTTTATCTTCACCCATTAATCTAGTAACTTCTGATCTTTGCGCTGCTGTTAAATCAACACCGTTACCATCAGTATTTAATTGTGGTCTACCATCAAACTCTACATCCATAAGGAATTGTTTTTCAGGTGACACACCATCTCTTACCTTAAATACAGGTGCATAGGCGTTCCATGCTCTTGTCCAGAAACTGTCTGGTTCTTTAACTTTACCACCATCAACCCAATCGTATGCAGCAGGAAGATTTCCTTTCATACCGGGGTTTCTGTTAGCTACAAGTTGTGTTACTTCGTTTTCTACTTCTTTTATTCCGGGACTCATTAATCTAGATAGTTCATTTCTAAGTCCACTACCGGGTACAAGACTACTTCCAAAACTTGCAGTCCAACGAGCTGTTGCACTTGGGTTTCCTTGTAGTACGTCATACAATGGTTCTATACCAGCTAAGAATGTTTTGTTTGTTAAGTTAGCTGCTATCACATACATCATTTTCTGCATACCAATGTCCATGGTGTTAGAATCTAAAGTACCATCAGATCCCGGTACGTCAAAGTTATCCATGATGTCAGCAGTTACTGCAATCCAATCACTAATAGCTCCTAAGCCTTCATAGCTATACCACTTACCATCCCAACCTTTATAACTTCTAGGTTCCCAACCAAGTTGTTGCCTAGTACGTTGTCTGGTCTTGTCGTAAATACCATTGCCATGTAATCTGTCAGAAGTAAACATAAATGCCGCACCTGACATAGCAAATGCACCAATAGCTTTTCTACCTTTTAGTTCTGCACGTATTGTTTCATACGCCATCTCTAACTTGTCATCAGCTAAATCAGTTATACCTCTATTCTCTAGTAATTTTCTAACATTAGTTATTGATTGATTAGAAAATGGTTCTGCATATTCATTCATTTGTTTGACAAACAAACCCATTGGGTTATGTGAGCCAGTAAATTTAATCATGTTTGTTGCAGTACGCGGGAACATGAAAAATGGTCTAAGTAATGGGATACGTTTGATAAGACCGTTAAAACTGTCAACAGCAGGGTTATCTAAGTTCATAGCAATTTCCTTAGATGCATACTCAACAGCTTTGTCTGTAATCATTCCATTATCATCGAACATTTCTTTGTATAGTTTTTTATTTAATCTTTCTATACCTTTAGCTGTTAGTTTTTTCTTACCAGTTCTTTTTATCATATCGTCATATACTTTACCCCTTGTTTCTATAGAACCAATAAATGCTCTAGTAAATCCGTCAAATGCTGTCATAGAGTTAGCACTATAACGTAACCATGGATGGTTAGCTATATCATTCATAGCTTCTATTCTATCAACAATACCAGCAGGACCAAAGTTACCTGATTTTTCTTGTGCATCAGCAAACGCTCTAAGAGCTTTTACTTGACCTTCGTTCTTAACTGCAATATCTTCTCTCATTACATACCCTACAGAGTTAGGGTCTGACCATGCTTTACGAAACACAAGTCTCATGTGATCGAAAGATTTTTGCATAGTATCACCTATACCACCAAAATACATATAACTAGCTCTTCTCATAACGTCCATATCTCTTTGCAATATAGCGCCAGCCATTGTAGTAATAGGTCTTTCTATCATCAAAGCCATGTTAGACGCAGCAGCTTTTAGTGGTGTACCAATAGCTGAAAGAGTAGAGTTATAAATATTTGACCAAACACCTTGCATAAACATTGACTCATATTCTGGGTCTAAATCAATAAATGCTTTACGCATTATACCAGTAGAGTTTTTAAAATATCTATTTAGTTCGGCTATGTTATTTACTTTACCGTCAGTAAACTCATAAGCTAACATTAATGGTTTTAACATTTCTGGTCGCTCAGCATTTATTTGACGTATAGTGTCAATAGTATCAGCAGATTCTTTTGTTATATTTTTTAAATTATCTAATGTTTCTTTATTTGCACCTTCCATAAATTCTAGTGCATTTGCCATAACCTTTTTCTTACCACCATGATTACTAAAATCTAGCTTCTTCATACGGTTCCAAAGGTTAATCATATTAAGTGCCCTACCTCTTGCGTAAGATGTTTGACCTTTAATATTCATTAGATATTGTAAACGATCTAAGACTTGTTCTTGTGCTTGTTGTACAGCAGCAGTACCATTCATTAGTCTAGCACCTTCTGCCATATCTTTTACTTGGTCAGCCATAGACTTACCAACATAGGCTTGAGCACGAGCTAAGTCCATATTCATGTAGTCATCAAAGTATTTTTTAATAGCATTGAATACACCAACATAGCCTTCAGAGTTTAATACTCTAGTACCTGAGTCTACGTCTACACCAGAGAAGTTGTCTATAACACGCTTCATCTCGTCTACATCCATATCATACAAAGCTGCTGCTAAGTCTTCACCATTTTTAACTACATCTGCATGTGTTATTTTTACACCACTAGGTGAGTGCCATTCGATATCTAATTTTAAATCTTTAGATAATTCTTTCATAGTTCCTAATCCAGCATCATCAAGGTTAAGTCCTTGTTTTAATGCAGAGTCAGAAAACACACTACCTACACTACCATGTACACTGTCAATATTTTTATTAATACGTACAACGTCAACTGATGCAGATACAATGCCTCCGGGATCTGTTGTTCTAAATCCTACTTCGTAGTCATCATATACATCATGCACACCTTTTAGTGGTTGATCTAAGTTAATATTTCCTGCTTCATCTGTAGCTAAAGATATGTTACGTTTACCTATTTCATTAAACTCTTCAACACGTTTAGCATTATTGATGGTCATTTCTTCACCACCATCTTTAGTAGTCTTACCCCAAGTTCTTTTTACAAAATTCTTTGCTTGTTCATTTTTAGGTACCCATTTAGTAGCATCATCTACACCTTTCATAGCTCTAGCTATTTTTGTAGCTCCTAACATAAAATCACCAAAGAAACTAAGACCTATGCCCTCATTTCTATTCTTCATTCTTTTAGTATCAGGACTATCGGTGTCGAGTGTAGCTACGTCGTCAGGTATCCAACCATATGTACTTGGAAACATCTTTTTTAATGCACCAGAAGCATTATCTTCAAATTCATTAAACTCTACAATTTGGTCTACTGCCGCGCCAGCCGCAGCATCAATACCAGCACTACCAAACCACTTTACAAGTCGTTTATCACCCATTGCCCATTTTACTTTTGCATGAGCACTAGCGCCTTGTTTTTTTAAAAAACCAGAAAGGCTAAGTGAAGGTATAATTATAGAAGACATTTGTCTTATACCTTGTAAAGTAGAACTTTCGTACTTAGGTAACTTAGGTAAGTTTACCCCGGGTACAAGGTTTACAGTGTCTGTTAAAAAATCTACATAGCCAGCTCCAGCAGCAGAAGCATAATTAGCCCAGTTAAAAGGGTTTCTTAAATCTGCTGACTGTCCACCAAAGGTATCTCCAAATGTTACTTTTTCACCTTTTGCTTTTTTCTCTCTTAGTCTTTCTTTTAGTTCCTTTCTAGTAGGACCTCTTTGTTCGACTGGTTGAGCTTCGACTGGTGTAGATTGTTGTTGTGTTGTTTCCGTAGAAACCTGTTGAGATTGATCGGTAGTAGCTTGTTGTGCCTGACCTTGGTCTACAGTTGGCTGTTGAATACCTAGTTCGGCATCTTGTTCAGCAAATAGCTTTTTAGCTTCATCTGTAATAATGGGCGCTACTTTTTCTATCTCATTTAATACTTCGTCGTTCATGTTACTTAAAGTCTTTTCTTATTGTGTTAGCTAGTGCTTCTTTGTTTGTGCCTCCGCTATATTTAAAAATAGCTTTGTTGTACTCAAGAAGTTCATAATCATCTAGCTGAGAAAAAGGATTCTCTACTCCAAAATCTAAATCTAATTTAGGTAATATCTCCATCGCAGCAGCATATTCGGAAAATGTTGTGCCATTACTTTCTGCAAATAATTTAAATTCTTCGCCTTTTTCAAGAGGTATAAGATTTACATTTTCTTTTCCAGAAGTTGCATTAACACGTGCACTTGTATTAGGTGTTTTATATAATTCGTATTTCTTTATTTCAGCAGGATCTAAGTCTCTGTAGTCTTTTAAGAATGCTGGTTCTGTTAGTCTTTCTAAGTTGACAAGTTCACGTTGTCTTTGTATAACTTCAAAAGCATCTACCTGATCGTTAGGATACATAGCATTATGCATCTCAGCAATCGTATGAGCTTTTTGTGGAATAGTACCAGCAGAGCTGCCAAACGTATCATTAAAAGTTTCTAAGTATTGAGGTGTAAACATTGGTTCTGTATTTACAGCATTAGGTATAGTTTTAATTTGATCCCTAATGTCATTAAAATCTTCTAACTTTTCAGTTTTTAATTTAATAAAATCTTCACCAAAATTTGTAGCCATTTGCCACTTATTGTTTTTACGTAGTGGATGTGGCTTACCTTCTGTATTAGTTTTTACAGCAGCATCTAATGTATTTAAAACATCTT